CTGAGAAGTTTAGCAGAGCACACTAAATGATATACTCCATAAATTTCAAAACTATCTTCCTGAACTTCAAAAATTTCGTATCTCATATTTTGGAACCTAGGCTGAAGAACATCCCCTGGTTTTAAATGTCCCCTAACTCTCTGCTCCATATATGCTTTGTTAAAAATAAAAATTTGATCATTTGTCAGTTCAATACCAAACTGACCTAAGTTCTCTTCCAAAACCTTAGGCTCATAATGACCATAAACTAGAAGAGGCTCTTTCGCAATAGGTTTATTTCTAGCTTCCATGTAAACTTCATCATACTGAGTCTCCCCCTGAAGGTAGGGGTAGTATAAGATCTCTGACCCAGCAATCTTGATTAGCTCATCATCCACAATATTAAATAAATTAATATCAGGATTAGCAGGATCAAAAAAGTTGAATAGACCTGTAGACTCCTCTAACTCTGGAAGAGGGGGAGGAGTAACTCCTACTTTAAAGTTCTTTTTATTTACCACTTTAAATTTGTGCTCCAGCGACTGCTGCTAGTATAGCCAGGATAATGGTTACTGTTTGTGGGGTGAAAACTTCCCCCATCCATTTATCAAATCTACTCTTACCAGCATATTTATCTCTAGTTGCTTCCTTAATGGCTGCTAGTTCTTCTTTGTAATGCTTGGAATTAATCTCATCCATTTTATGATGATTAATTAAATCCTTGTAAGTCTGAGCTAATTCAACCTTTACATCTGTAATACCATCCTCTAGCTTACCAATCCTGTTATAAATATCTTGTTCCATTAGTATGTTGAGAAGCGAGGAGGTTCTTCGAACTCATCTAGAAGGCGTTTTAATAGTTTTTCTTTCTCCGCTTCACTTTCTTTAACTAAAGCGTCCCCATTAAGTTTCGCTCCACCTCCAGGTGAAGGCACAGTTTGATACTTGCCTCTGATCTGTCCTAAGGCTCCCTTAGCACATGCTAGTGCATATTGTTGAATCCAATTTCTATATGCTGGATGAAGAGTATCGGAATCTAAAGCTCTGTAAATAACAATAACCGCTTGATCACTAACCTGGGGCATAGGAACAATATGAAGATACTTATTATTGAGAACAGAAAAAGCTCCTTCTTGCCCTAAAATCTTACGAGTCATCTCCAGGTTTTGTTGAAGCAGATAAAAATCTCCCACTCCAAAATTTTGGAACAGATAATTGTCTTGGAAGTATTTAATAAAAAAGTCAAACTCTAGAGTACCAGCTTTTTGCTGAATAGATAAGAGAGTTTTCTTATATACTACATACTCTAAATTATTTAAAATGTATGAGGGTAGTTCGTAAGTATTCACACCCGCTGTAACCATAAATGTAGCGAACTGTGTAGCGAACAAGGGAGCATGGTTATACATAGTCCCTACAGCTTCATCTATGCACGTCTTAAGTTGATAGGGTGTGAGTTCTACCCGTACAACTGGATGACCTAAACGAGCGAGGATATAATCTTTTATGTTCTCATCAAAATAAGTAAACTCTACCCCGTCAGCTACGGTAGTATTATTAAGTTTCTCGTAGTTGATCTGACCAAGAGTATCCCCAGCCCCATCAGTTATTTTCTTCCCTGCATACGGGGTAAAACTATTTCCCCACGAAGCGAGGTCAGGTTTGATTGGCATAAGAAAGTTCCTCCACTAATATATAGATAAAAACAAAGAGCCAGGAAACTTAATTCCTGGCTCTTGTCTGTTTTAACTAGTATTAGTTACTAGGTAGTACCACCAGGATTATTATTTCCAGTAGCACTTTGAGCAGCTTTCTGTCCAGGCTGGAACAGGAAGTTAGCCGACGCACCAATCAATCGAATAATTCGATAGAATCGAGACGCTGGGGCAACTGCTGCCTTACCATACCTAGTCAGAATTCCCTTCCTGGGCTGGAAGGTCTGCGGATCAGTGATGGTGGGGAGTTGCTGAAGCGGGATGTAAGGACAGTAAACATATCCTGCATCCATCGGGCCAGCACCCTTGTAACCAATCATGATCTCATCCTCAGGATACATTGGATCCACGTACATATCGTACTTACCAGCAAACTTGCCCTTATACTCAATTGAGTTAGCAGTAATGTTGGTAGGAGCCATACCCTTGTCGTAGCCACCCTCTAGCTTCGCAGCAGACTCAAGCATAGAAGCAATCAGCGGCGAAGTGATAAGCCACGTACCTGGACCACGGAAAGTTGTCCTGTAGATATCATTCGATGCGAAGTTGATCGCTGCTAGGAGGTTAGCATATAGCATACCAACATGTTGTGGTGCCCAGGTGTTTGACATAAAGGTACCTGAGAGATCCACCAGATAGACGTTGCTATTCGTGCCCGAAGGGTTGAATGCATTGTTGTTGGCGAAGTCATACAGATACTCCTGCGGAATGAACGACTCGATGTAGCCATCAGCAGCAACGGGCGTGGTTGGAGGGTGCCGGGTACCCGTGTTCGGGAAGTTATTGGAGTTACCAATGTCCAGTGTGCCTCGATCCCAACCTGTCAAGTTCGACGGATCGTATGCAATCATACGAAGGTCTTCAACCAACTCGCGGTCAATCTCCAAGCTTAATTCCTTGGAGAGGAGATCAGTTAACTCACTCTCAAGGTTAAGGTTGTGATAGGCACGCAAATCTTGAGCGGCTTCCAAGGTCCACAGTGCTCGCATTTTACGAGTACGTGCAACCACGGGCTGCTGCTCAACATGCATGTTGATCTCAGGGATCTCATTGCCACTCAGAGCCTCACCAGCGGATACTGCGTATCCAATAATGGTTGAAGCATCAGGCCAAGCAGCAATCCGACCACCCATGGTGGTGGATGGCGAACCTGACAACGCACCAAAGACCTCCGTAAAGGTAGGATCATTAGCGGCAGCAACGTTCTGTTTGGGATTACCCGCAGCATCACGGAAGACAGCACTTGCCGTATTCCCACCGTACGTCAGACGGTACTTGCTGTAGATCGACTCAGTGCGACCCCATGCACCAGCAACGCGGTCGTTACCCAGATAGAAAATCTGAGAAACAGGACCACCCATAGGCTGAACACCTACGATGCTGTTTGCAATAAGTTGTGGGTAAACCCTGCGAACGAGAGGAAATGCAAACTTCTGGAAAGTTCCAAGCTTACCAACTGTCGTTGGAGCATCAGCCTCATCTACTCTATCGGTTTTTTCAGCGATAATAGATTTGGCTTGGTTCTCAAGAAGTTGTGCAGTTACTTTACGAGTATACTCGTTGTCAATTCCCTCAAGTACGGGTTCCCACTTGGTTAATAGGTTTGAATTCTCTTCTAACATAGTGTTTTCCTTACTTTAAATACGATTCCGTATTGGATTGAGGCATGAACTTCATAACCTCGGGGGTTAAGAGGTCATTAAGTTCCTGTGGAACAGGTTTGCTTGCCTCCCTTTTGTCAACATCTTCTGCGATGATAACCGCTTTTTCGGAAGACTTAAAAGGCTTATCCTTAGATTCCTCTAAAATTTCGACTGCCTCTAAAAGAGTAGCCTTATCTTCCTTAAGCTTGTCAACTTTCGTTGAAAGAGCATTCACTGAAGTATTAAGTTTTTCAGTCTCCTCAAATGATTTTCTGAGTTCCTCTGTTAAAACTTCTACTTCAGCTTCAAATTCTTTCTGTTCATGAACGAGGTCAGAAATTGCGTTATCATCATCGTCCTTGTTCATCTCTAATGCCATAAGAGTCTTTACTGATTCAAATAGAGACGCATTTCTAATGGTCTCATCCTCTTCATGAAGCTCTCTTACAGCTTGATCCTTTAACTCATCAACTCGACTACGAATAAAGCCCGTAACTTTTGCCTCTAATTGGCGAACTTTAGTTTCTACTTGTTCCGAGATGACATTATTAACTAGTGTACCAATCTCACTAATAGCTGCCTCAGAAAGTCCCTCAGGTAGCAATTCTGCAATTGGTAATGTCTGTTCTACTTTGTCGTTTGTCATTATTTAAACTCCACTCGATATGTTATGTACGGATGCTGTACAAAAAGTGTTAAAAATTTTTATTTTGTGCATATTTTATTTTTTAACATAGTTATAAAAATTTTCTCAGATAAAGCCTTATCGTAGGTGGCTTTAACTGTTTCTTTAATAAATTTAGAATTATGGTTCTCATTGACGAGACCTGGGAAAGCCCCCTTAGTGGAGGGATCCGCTACTAAATCAAAGGTAACTAATTTATAGTCATCATTAACTACTGAAATTCCATTAGCAAGTTCGCTCAAAGAACCCATTCCTCTAGAAGAGATTCCTAACTTAACTCCCCCCTTAATCAGGGCTTGAGCCACTTGCCCACAGGGAGTATTGAGGATTTCCGCTTCCCCCATCATCTCTCCTCCACGCATATCTAATTTAGTGACTAGGTGAGATACATTATGAAGAAGAACAGCATCTTGAGTAGGATGATCTAACTCCCCCATCAATCGTCTTTCTTTGATAGCCTCGTTTAGTCTCTTCATCTCACGAACAAGCAACTTCTTCTCATAAATACGTTTGTTATGGTTAGGGGTATCTGCTCGTTGGAAAATACCTGCAATCTTCATGGTACCTTTTTTAGTGGATTCCTCTAACACTTGTAAATTTTCAATGATAAATGTATCAGTAATAAACATTATTTCTTTCCTACCGCTTTTTTAGAATTGGCTATCTTGTCCTCGGCCCCAGGACCATATTTCTTCATAAGATTACCACCTGTACTAGCCCCATGCTTAAGGGATGTTCTCATGGAGTGCGCTTTAACACTCTTCCAATCAGAAGAGGGGGTGGAGGCACCTGGGGTAAACCCCTTAGCAATCTTACCCTTACTCTTTTTACCCCAATCTGCTTTGGAAACAACATACAGTCTATCTGAGCCCGTAGTACTGAATATTTCCCCAACTTTTCCTTGCTCTAAAGCTTTGGCAATACTCGTATAAATACGAACACGGGATTTAACTGATTTTACAGCCCCCTTCTGAGTAGCCCCTTTTTTGGATGCATACTTCTCCCTACCTTTCTTGGAACCCTTCCCCTTACCAGCATCCTCCAATAAAATATTAAAAAGCGTCATCATGATTTGTTGTTAGTTTTTCTTTTGCTTTTAATCTTTTTTAAAAGACTGCTATAAGAATCTTCTGATTTTTTATCACGTTTAGTAGGGGCTAAATTTACTCCAATATTTCCCACTGTAGTCTGCTCATTAAGAAGCTCTTTAACCTCATCTAAAGTAACTTTAACATCCTCTAAAATTCTTCCTAATCCATCTACAATAATACCTACTGCTCGATCGGCTACGGGATTAGATTCTCTTAGTTCAGTACGATCTTCTTCTACAATAGCAGGGGCTACAATAGCAGGGGGAGTTGGAAGTTCTTTTCCTTCAACAATATTTTGAATAAAACCGTCAGGAACTTCTACCCCTGAAATATCGGGAGCTTGTTCCGTTACATTTGGAGAATAAAAAGAAGGTGTAGAAGGGGCCGCTGCGGGATTAGAAGTACCTAATTTACTTCTAAGCTCGTCTTGTGCTAATATTTGTTCTGCGAAATCCCCAACTGAGATACTCATAACTTATTTTCAGCTACCCTTGGCAGCAGCTTTTAAATTCTTAACCTTTGCTTCCACTTTTGACCTTGCGCTTGCCTGACCCTTCTTAGCTAAAGCATGTGCTTTAGCTGCTTTGGGGTCAACGTCACCTTCTTTCTTCTTGGACGAAAGACCCTCATCATCAAAATCCGACTCACCCCCAGCAACTCGCGCAACCTTTTTCTTGTTAGCAGGATCTTTGGGGTCATCACTTTGCTCATTCTTTGGGGGGTTCTTCTCCTTTTCGATAGCATCTAAGTCAGCATCAGTAGGCTCTTTATCATCGTCGCCCTCATCGTCGCCCTCATTTATTGTGAAAAGCTCTTGAATCTGAGCGACATGCTCCATAATCTGCTCATCGCTTAACTCATTCTCTAAAACTGACTCACAGAGAGGACACACATGCTCTGTGCTTTCCTTCATCTCATCGTAGTCATCCTCATCAGGATGAGTCTTGGACTTGTCACCCTTACGGGCTCCAGTGGTAAAATCAGGCTTGTCACCCTTCTTACCCTTAGCTGGCTTATCACCCTTCTTACCCTTAGCTGGCTTATCACCCTTCTTCTGACCTGAGTCTTTCTTCTCCGTCAGGGGGACTTTTGCCATGTCCCAAGCAGCATTTTTAACTAGGGACTCAACGTAACTATCTTCTACTAAAATATGATCTGTCATAATATTTTCCTTAATTTGGTTATCAGGACAACAGATGTAATGTCCCTACAATATATTTATATATGTTTGTCATAGTATATTAAATTTTTATTTTATTTGTATTTATCCCCCAGCGAAGCAATTAGGGGATCCTTCAGAAACTGCTGTACAAGTGGGGTCTCCCACTCTACCACATCCTTTCCCATTGATAAAAACTGTAGAACTTCCTTTAGAGATAGGAGCAGTATGAGGAGGGCATGGAAGTCCAGGTAATAAATGAACGGTATTAGAATCTCCTTCTCTAGAGATTGGAATCCCGTTACAGAAAACGTCAGGGGATCCTTCTGCTCTAAATGGGGTAGAGCAATGTACAATCTCGGCATCTCCTATTCTCGTAATAGCTGGCATAATTAATCTCTATTGTATATACTAAAAATTCTGCTCCACAAGAGTATTATAGTAATTTAAATCTTGAGGGAGATGAGTAAAAAGTTGTTCTGTAGACAAATCTGTTGCACCCTTTTGACGGCTTGCGGTAATATAAGTTTCCTCTGTAGGATCTCCAAACCTAGGCTTTCTAAGAGGATTAAAAATTTCTATCCCCGTAAGATTCCCATTAAAAATTTCTTTAATTACACTAGGGGGAACTGAAGATATAAACTCTATAACCTGATTTACAGTTAAGAAGGAATATAAATCCAATTGAGGAAGCATTTTTCCTGACCCCACATTAGGGGTACTTAGATCGTAATAGGTGTCTATTCTATCTATTAAACTTAGAACAGTTCCCAGAATAGAACTACGAGTAGCAGTAACACTATAATCTCCCTTATCTACTGATGAAGTTATAGTCCCCTGTTGAAGATCACCTGCGTACTGGAAACCGTATTCATCTTTTTCTTCTCCTACCCCCCTCCCTGTGGGAGATTTAACAGGTGTAACATACTTACTAATTTCCGGTTGTGGGGAAAATGGATTAAGTAACATGCGAATAGATCTTTTTACCTCTTCCTCTGGCGTAAAAGTATCCAAAGTAGATTCTCCCTGCAACACATTATATTCAGGAGCCGTCGTAAGATAAATCATAAAATCAGTAGGAATGGGAGAAGGATAAACTTTTCCGTCTAAAGGTATATCTAAGCTATGGGTAGTAACCTGAGCATAGAATTTTCCATCTGCTGCATCTACATTGAATATATGATTAGTAATAGGATCTTTCTTAGGTATACAATGAGCAAATCTTGGACCTGAATATAATTTTACTTGTTCTGTGAAAGCACTCATATCAGTATCTGTTGATGACCATACCAGTTCATATTTAGTTGAATGTGATTTTAAATATTCTTGAGGTGATGCTGTTTTTTGTATACTTGATGGGATCACTCCCCATAACGAAAATTGAGGGTGGTCTCCAGTTGCTGTTAGGTCCTTTTCCGCATTGTCTGCGTAAAGACTAGAAAACGTAAGATCGTGATAAAATTCTTTTCCTCCCTCTTCCCCCGCAGTATTATTAAGAAGCCCATAAATTTTGTTTAAAGTAGGAATATCATAAACGTATGCTATATCTCGTAAAGAAGCAGCCGCCACTCCCTCCAACTCACCTGTGCGGTTAATAACTTTAACAAACTCGTTTTCTAGTTCAGGAGTAACAACTTCCCCGTCTTGTTTAATAACAGGAACTCCAAGATTAGTAGTTGCTAAGAAAGTTTCTTCTCCATCTTGTGTAATTACAGGGATACGCATTCCAAGTTCATCTGTAGGTAGCAGAACTCTATATCTTTGAACGATGCGCTGATCATCCCCATTAGAATATTGCTGGGGATTAATAGATATTCTTTTATTTCTTACTAATTCATAAGCTAGTTCTTTCTTTCCACTTAGATTATTAAGAGAAAACTTAGGAGTTCCTGTAGGATAATTAGATTTCGAAGCATTAATAATTTCTAATAACCATTCAGGAGTATAAGATTCTATTTGACCATTATTAATAGCCTTTCTAATTCCCGTAAGCAAGTAGTCTTTTAAATATAAAGAAGTATTATTTAGATTATCTATTTGATTGAGAAATTCAGAAGTTTCTCTACTAAAAGAATTTTCTAAGACTTTAGTTTGGAATAAATTAGCTCCAATAGTTGTTCCACTATAAGGTTTAAAAACTTTTCCACCCTTTGTAGATAATAAATCCGATAACCATTTAGGAACTGTCGAAGAAAAAAGATTAAAAAGGTTTAGTGTACCTCCAATACGAGCAGTATTATGAGCATATTTTAAAATAGAATCATAGTAAGGAATCTCCAAAACTTTATCTTTTACATATAATTCATTATCCAGATTTTTAGGAGGAATCGTAGTGGGATCAATTGTTAATTCTGGTTCCTCTTTAGTTCTTTTTATAGCGTATCCCTCAGGAGTATTATTACCATAAGAGGTGACCTCTTGAGGTTTAAGTACTTGCAGTTCCCCCAAATCCTCAGGAGGGGTGTTAGCAGGGGGGAAAAAAGTACGAGGTACTAATTCCTTAGAATTTGAGATATCCATTGTGGGAACATTCCCTGGCTTGGATTGAGTACCAATAGGGGGAGAGGGGGGATCAAAAGGATCAAGAGTATTAGTTTCCACTACAACAGGTGGAGAGGGGGGATCAAAAGGATCAACTAGATCAGGTGTAGTGGGAGGTTCAGAAGGATCAAGAGTAAAGATAGACTTCGTTTGAACCAATACAGGTGGAATAATTTTTTTTGGTAGTTGAACCCTAATATCAGGCTCTTGGGGAGGTAGGGGGCGTGGTGTGATTGGTCCTCTAGGACAAGAGATAATGGTAACATAAGTGTCAGAACACTCTCCCTCACAACCCTTTTCTGTACCTTTACAGGTGGTTGTTCCCCGCTGAACGCTAACGGTATCCCCCCGCGCACGAGCCGTAGCAACCCAAGCATCTACTG